TTCTTGAGCCTGTGGAGAATTACTACCGGGAGGGCTTCCTATCATTTAATAATTGTAAATTCCTTTTCGGATCGAGTATGATATAGTGCTAAGCACTTGGAACAAAATCCATATTGTCTTATTTCTTCAAGGTCTGCTAGTTTGTGCATCGCCATCGGAACGGCACCGCAAATAGCTTCTCTTTTATTTACTTGAACAGCATGAACTTTTCCGTCCGATGTTCCGACCATGATAAAGGAAATTCGGTAAGCCATATTTACTCATCTGGCATAACGATTCCGAAGATTCTTTCTAGCACAGCCGGGTCGTCCGGTTCATACCGTGGAATGTTACCGTCTTTGTCCACTCCTGGGAGCCTTCCTGTGGGGGCAAGTGCCTCTCCGGTCAAAGATTCATTGGTGAGAATATATGGATAAAACTTTCCTTCAGTTTCTACATCTTCATCTCTAACTCTTGGACCTACAGGATTGCGGATTCGAGCGCGACCTTCCTTGGTATCAATAATTGAGATACCTTTCGACGGCCCGCCAGAACCGGGTCGAAAAATCTTCTTAAAAATGCTACTCATGCAGTTTTTAACAACCTCTTTCTGCGAACCGAGATTTCAGTCTTGTTTTCCTTTGCTCCACCCACTTGTTCCTCAAAAATTCCAACACACATGTACCTGAGAGCGTCCATTAAGTGCTCTGCCTGTTGCGGTTTTTGAGGCTGATCAAAGGTTTCGTCTTCATTATTTGGGTTCTTTTTAAAGACATAAGTGGCCTTATAGTCAAGTAAAGTCTCGCATTCTCTGGCAATTCGAAGTTTTCCAGTTACAAATCGATCATAAACTATATCTAATCCATAAATAATATCATTATTGGCAGGCTGCATAGGAAATCCGTTCTCTTGTGCAGTTAACATTTGATCTGCACCGGCGGGATCGCCGAAGGAAATGTCCACATAATCCAATCCGGCCTGAACCCATCTTTCAATGTGTTGTTTCATTGTTAGTTCGGGCGCCTGATATTCGGCGACAATATATAAGGTATTGTCAGGGGCTAAGCGGCCCCAAACAGCAGCGTTTGGATTAGAGATACCGAAGTCGTGTCCAGAATAACAAGGCCAATCAGCGGGAATCCCATCAGGAAATTCAATTTCCGGGTCAAAAATAACTTCTTCGACTGGCGGATCAGGATAAATAAGTCCAACCGGTTGAGCAAATACTCCTTCGTGATAAATTTGGAAATATTCCGGTCGGCGTTTTTTGTTTCTTTCAAGTTCTTCTCGACTATACTCAAGGTTATCTGACGACTTACAGGCGATCCAATCGACCGAATCGTCGCCTTTTAGGTAATCATCATAAACATGAGTCTTAAGCCAGTTCTGAAAATAGGGAATAGTTGTAATTAAAAGTGGGGCTTGCCAGAAAGCACTACGTCTTTTTGCCACATCCCATGCCGCGAGAGACATATATCCAGCTTCGTCTAGCCACACTCCTCCATCTACGTGCGGCCCTTCTAGTGATTGTGGGTTTTCTGATGAACCAAAAAGAATTTGTGACTCATTAAATAGAGTCATGGTCTTAGTTGAGTGATTCATATCATAACGAATGTTATATTTCTTAAAGCAATCCTGCAATGAGGTAATCATTACACGCTCGACGTGAATCTGATACCCCATTCCAATTGCAAGCAGTCGCCTGCCAGGTTCGCTAAGTTGTTTTAGAACCCAAAAGGGCGCGAACCAAGTTTTACCCGAACCTGTTCCCCCGACTAACGCAATTATCCGCTTTTTTGATTCGTAAGCCCTAATCTGGTGATGGTAAAAGCTTGGGTTTACTATCGATGATTGCGTTTTTTGCTGCGAGCTTGACTGCTTCTCGGTCTGCGGGGTTTGGTTGGATTTGTATAAGGATCGGCTGGAAGTTTCCTTGTTCTTGCTTGGCATCTGCATTAATTCCCATTAACTTAGCGTCGCTTTCAAGTACCTTAACTGCAACTTCTATTCCGCGTGCATTGCCCTTTGCGATTTGAGAGCCCAAATTACGATACATATCTTCATATCGCTGATGATGAATCGCCCGTAATTCTTCAGCGGTTTCTTTTTCGATTCTTTCTCTAGCAGCTCGGGCCATTTTAAGAACCGTATTGGGGTTATCTTTTCCTAAAGCCTCTGCGATTTCTCCCCATTGCATACCAGCAGCGCGCATATCAAGGGCGCGAACGCCATTAGCAAAATAAATTAACTTCATTTTGCCTTTCTTTTTGCCGGTTTTATGCTGGTCGTAATCTAGAGGCTGTTCCATTACTTGCGAGTGGGCTTTGCCTCATCCGTAGGATTTGCATCTTTGTACTGAGTTGAATCTGCGTCAAACGGAACCGCAGAAGCAGAATCATAGAATCCGCCAGGATTAACCGCTGCAACTTCATTCATAGAAGTTCTAGAATAAATTGCGGTCGGGCCCTCCGGCATATTTAAACCATGAGAAATATCTAAAATTTTGGGCTCCATCACCTGGGGAATCATGTGGGTACCCAACTGGTCGTATTCGGGCCCGTTAAAACTCTCGGGTCTCTGATCTGATCTATTAATGTGCTGCTTGGAAAAGTCCTGTTCCGGTGCGTCCAACGTAATCTCGGTATTCGTAACGTCTTTTTCTAATTCCATTGTCTTGACCTCTCAAATATTCCTTCTAGAATTTTCTTATTTTTAACGTCTAACGTTTTTACCATACAACACGCCTTACCGGTAGATCGAACCAGCTCTGCGTCTACTCCCTTTAAGTATAGGGCCGAGGCAACTCCAGTTGCGGCTACGCCTGGATTAATATAATTTTCGTCATCTAATGATTTTTTGATTATTTCCCAATGTTTATCGCACCAAAACCTTCCAAGGCGATGGTCATCAAAATTTCTCTTCATCCAGAACCTGTGGATTTTGGTTCGAAAAGTCACTTATCAATTACCAAGGTTGAATCTTCTTCCTTGTTTGCATCCGCAGTTGTATGAGCGGCAAACATATGAGTAACAAACATGGCGGCAGATGGAGTTTTGTACAAACATTGATTACAGGTCATTATTTGAGAAGAGTTCCAAGTTTTACTTTCTTTAGACCAATCATCGGGTATCTCAATAGTAAATTTCATTAATTTCCTGATTTAAATGTTACAAAGATGGTGGAGTCCATCGTTTTAATATCCATTTCTGCGCCCTGTAGAATTTTAAGAACAGCTTCTAAATCATCTTTTTGTGCAAAAGGATCAATAGCTGCTTGTAATGGACGAATATCGAATTGAACTTTAACTTTTAAAACTTTAAATTCAGCCCTTATTTTAGGCTCAGTTGGATTTGCACTAAAAACTTTTCCGTCCTTAATATAAGTTTCAGGAACTTCGTCCTGTGGCTGCGCTAACATACGGCGCGTTACCGTGTCAGTCCCGCGTGGTGGCCGCTCCGGTAGGTCGTCCAAAGTTGCCTCTCCTCCAATATACTAATGTAGGGGCCTTTCGTTGCCGAACGAGGGCCTTTTTTCAGTTCATCATGATATCAGGGAGGAAGCGTCTTGAACAAGGAAGTTGATCAAAGCCAGTTGGCATTAATGATGAATGCATTAAAGCCAAAAGCTACTTCTGTGGCTGTAGAAGATAAATTAATTTCACCACTAGAAGAGTCCGAGGAAGAGTTAGAGGTTGTAGAAGTTCCGGCAGCCCAGTATCCCTCCCCGGTTAAAACTGAAATTAACAAAGAGTTCGTTCAGTCAATTAAGGAAGAATTCAAGAATCGAAAGACAACCGATCCGTTAACTTTAGAGGAAATTGCTTTTTCTCAGTTACTTCAGTTGCGACGAATCGCTGCACTCTTAGAGCAGCAGCGAAATATCTCTTTAGGAATGCCAGCAGGAGGAATTAATGGCGAAGGATAAATCTCCAGAAGAAATCGTAGACGAGGTCGAGCGTGAGTTAGCGTTTAGTCGTCCGTGTCCTTATTGTCGATTGTACGATGGGACTCATCAAGTGACGTGTACTTATCTTCTGCATAAAGGAAATGTAGATGCGGCTAGAAATGTATCCAGTAAAACCTCAAAGTCGGCAGTGGATGAAGGATCAAGCGAACAAGAGAAAGGAAAAGAGGAAGCGCCGGAAAAGGGTATTGACCCAAGCGCGGCTAAGCTTCTTGAACAGATGAAGCCAAAGAAATAGGGAGCGACTAATCAGGACGGTTTTGTTGGATGGGCGATGTTCTTCCCGATCCAGTTGTGAGTAGAGCGACAAATCTTAAAAGTATTTCAACATCAGGGAAAACGATCAGGGCAGTCATAGCTGCGCTGGAAGCTTTGGTTAGAAACCTTGGTGGAGATGAAGGCGAAGTATTTATTACCTATAGTGAGTCCGAAAACAGTTATACATTTAAAGTGGAGCAATGAAATTCTTAGAATCTCCTGCTAAAAGAAGGGAATACTCCAAAAGGTTGCATTCGATTCAGAATCAACTTGAGATATTGATTGGTTCGAAGGTTCGTATTAAGCCATATCGAATGCTTCCAATTCAAGGAAAGCTTCTATCTATCAGAGAGGACGGAAAATACGAAATAGCAGATAAAGAACTTCAGGTTCAAATTTTACCTATGTCGAATATTCAGTCCGTAACGTTAGATGCGAATAATCTCTGAGAGAACCCCCGGTAAGCTATTTCTTCAAGACCTCCGATTCATCCTTAAGAAGTTTAAATCCGATCCAATGCCACCATATGAAAATAAGACGTATTGGATCAAGAATCGAATTGTCGTAAATCTCACCTTTGAGAAGAGAGTACAAATCTGGAAGTCTAACGACAATGGTTTTGTATTGTCGGGGGAAATAGCGGAAGCTGATGGGGGACTAGAAAAGCCTTAATGTTATCAGTTGTTATTCCTGTATGGTCTGGTACACCTGTACTAGAGAAAATGCATATTAATTTATGCAAGAGTGTTCGATCTCAATGTGACGAATTGATAGTTTGTGAAGATGGAAATCCTTCTGATGAACTCTCTAAGTTGTGTGATTTGTATCTAATTCATGAAACTCGGTACGGCCACGCCAAGAATTTACAATCTGGAATCGACGTCGCTCAGGGAGACTACATTGGAGTTTTGGATTCTGATGTAATTATTCAACAGGGATCAATGAGAGACTTGTGTATTTCGGGAAGGTTCGTCAGCGCGACTTTACTAAATCAGCAAACTAATCCTGACGTATTCTATATTTGGTGTTCTGTTGCTGATAAATATTTATACGAAGAATTCCCACTTCCTTCAACTGGAGAGATTTTGGACGAATGGGCTAAAGCTATTCCCAAACAACTAAGAGTAGAGTCAGACAAGGTAACGTACGAACATAATATTGGAATCGGATATACGGAGTGGAAAAAAGTATATGGCAAATAAATTCCATCTTATCAAGATAAAATCTAAACCCAAAGAGGAATTTGACGGAGCAAAACATACTCCTACTGGTGGGCATGAAACTACTATTTACTTAGATGATATGTTAATCCAGGTTTCTGAATTAGAACTTATTTCTATTAAAGGTCAGGTTGGCAATCTTTGGATAGCAAAAATAGTTTTTCCAGCAGTTAGATTAGAAGGCTCTGTGACGGCTTTGGCTGAGATCGAGGGCCCAATCCCCTCCAAGCCTCTTGACGGCCCGCCAGGGGCACGGTAGCCTCTAGGGGTGCCCTTCGAGCGCCACGGTCTGTGGGACATATCGAGGACTCAAGGGCACATAAAATAAACTAAGTTCAATCCAAACCAGAAGTCTTAACTGGTAAATAAAAGACAGAGAATCCTGGGAACAGTAAGAGATTCGTGTGGACGGCGAATTCAAACAATCGGTCTGGTGGGGAGGAGATAGTAATAATCTAAACTATCTAATCAAGATATATTCTAATTAATTTGGACTTATTTTGATTTTTTAAAATTCGAGTTATTCTGAATGAATGACGAGAACTGTTTACGCCGCATCCCCCACCCGGTCGCTATCACAGAAAAGGGGTACGGCCATATCACTATTCATTATATTGTTAGTATCAACTAACATCTAATGTTAACGTCAACTAACTCTTAGCTGAAAAGTAGTGGTAACTGTCTCCTCGACTTTTTTCGTGTCACTGCATGGCTTACAGAGCCTTACAAGTGTAATACACCTGACCTAAACACCCTATCCGGTCAAAGAACACATGTTCCGGCTAAAAATAGCTTCCTATTTCACCTATTTCCTTGACTCAGACAATCAACTCATGAGACAATTCCCATTGTCAGACAGTCACAGAGACAACAAGTCGAAGAGACCAAAAGACACAGAGTAGGTAGCGGCTGACAAGTGAATAGCTAGGAATCGCACGGCGAGGCCGAGACCGGAAGGTCGATAAAGACGGCAAACCCCGGATCGTATAGGGGGGAAAGTCAAACAGCGCTGCAACTTGATTGCAAGAGGTTTGATTAGCACGGCGAAACGACAAATCGCTATTCTCCGCTGTCAGCTTAGGAACTACTTTGTAAGGTGCTCCGCACACCGTAGGCGATATGTGCGGGACAGAACTAAGGATGAGCCTGAAGTGTTCTGTCCGTGTGGAGCGCAAAAACAGACAAGACGCCACAGTAACCAGTCTGTGGGCAAACCGTCAAGTCTGACAAACAAGCGTTCGAAACTAGGCGCGGAGAATTTAACCGAGTGTT